CGATCAACGGTATCAGTGTGGAACGTGTTGTTGACACGAACCATATCCGATCGAAGGTAACTTCGGTTCATCTTCTACAACAGATAACCGAAAGGTTATTCGTGGCCTTGCGGCCAATCTGTTGGATGACGCCACTGTTAAGGCGTTGTTTGAAGATTTGGAAGGTCTGTGGTAAGGTGCGAAAGTTCTTAACCAGGTTAACCCTGGTTTTCGCAACCTCTGCGACCAACCATCCCCTCGTATCAGCGGTCGTTGCCCTTCTGGCGATGATCATCATCACACAGCCGGGTGAACATACAATATTTGAGTTCACACGGGAGCTGATAGAGAAATAGGATCGAGCGTAGCGCAATAGTGCGCTGCGGTCTTAATCTTCTATAGGAGACACTGAGCTATGGCGAAGAAACGCAAACCCCGGTATAGGGATGCTAACTACTTGCCGGCACACATCGGAATGACCTTTGAGAAAGAACTTGCTCAACTTGTAGAGCAGCTCAAGGTCAATGCGGACTTGGAAAAGTCCTTCGGTATCCGGGCCTCATCCTTTAAAGAGGCCTATCTTTCCATGGAGTTCCTTTCTAAATATAGGGACGAAACGGAGGTATCATCCGATGAACGTAGCGACGCGGCTCTGCTGAAATGGCAGGCTGCGGAAATGACCAACGCGAAGACAAACTTCAGGCTTTCTTTCGAGGGAGCCTGTGACTTCGGGTGGACTGACTCTGATATTATTGACGAGAAAGTTCGCCATATCATTGCCGACATACTCGGTCCCGTACCGTATCCCATAGTTTTTGAGGGATCGCGGTTTTCTAACGGGGCCAGTACTAGGGTTGGTCGCAGCGTGACAGCTGCAATTGAGAAGTGCAAAGGAAAAGCACATGTATCGACGACTGCAATGGGCCATTGGGGTATTTCTACCCTTGGCATCCGACGTCTGCGAAATCTTCCGCTAGACGTGCAGGAATCGAGTGTGTACTTCACCGTTCCTAAGAACAGCACTATTGACCGCTCGGCTTGTAAAGAGCCTGAAGTCAACATGATCCTACAGAGGGCACTCGGTAAACATATCCGAACGTCCTTAAAGCGCGTGGGGATCGACCTGAGAGATCAGGGCGTGAACCAGCGTCTGGCTCGCGATGCCTTAAAGTTGGGCTTAGCGACTGTAGACCTGTCTGCGGCGAGTGACAGTATAACTGAACAACTCGTCGTGAATTGGTTACCCCCTGAGTGGTTCGTGCTATTAAATGACCTTCGGGTCAAGAGCACGATACTACCGGACGGATCCGTGCACCAGCTGCAAATGTTTAGCAGTATGGGTAACGGGTTCACGTTCGAACTGGAAAGCCTGCTGTTTTACGCCCTTACGAGGGCGATAGCATGGCTGACCGGCACAAAGGGCAAGATCAGTGTTTATGGTGATGACATCATAGCTCCTTCCAAGATGATTCCCCGGTTGATCCGGGTTTTCGCATGGTATGGCTTCAAGGTTAACCCCAAGAAGTCAAACTGGCGAGGATTGTTTAGGGAGAGTTGTGGTAAGCATTATCATGATTCGATGGAAGTCACTCCTTTCTATGTAAGGGAGCCCGTAACCAAAGTCACTGACGTGATTAGGTTGCTGAACCGCCTATTGCAATGGGATGCTTGCCCACAAGGTAAGTATTTTCTGACGCGAGAAGCGGCCCTGTTCCACCAGAAATGGTCAAAACAGGTCAATTCCAAGCTATGGGGCGGATCCGAACCCGAGGACATAACATCCTTGGTCACAGGTGACGCTCCACGCAGCCGCATTGTTCCGGTTAATATGGTTAAATCCATTCGGAATTCTAAGCGAAATGGCGACGAATGCCCTGGGGATAGTAACCCCGAGGTGTTCGATGCTGATGCTGCGCTAACGCATTGGTTTTGCAGCCGGGCCGAGTCAGATTGTGAGCGGTTTATACCGCCGTACGCTAAGTATCTACATGGTACTGGTGTCCTTTCTGATGTACTCTCTTCAGCGCATTCGCGTCTGGACGAGGGTATTTCGGTGATTCCAAAGTGGAAGGGTCGGCACGTTTTGCAGACCCGACCGCGATGGTCGGTGCGCACTACATG